CTTTACCCTGTTAAAAGGTTTCAGATCGCTTCTTACCCTAAGGAGTTCATTAGGCTGGCCCTTTGTTAGAGCTATGATTAGTTTTCCTATTAATTTAGAAAAGCCTATTATCTCGCAATCGGTCAAACCAAAGTTACCCTTAAATAAGGTAATCCCTGATCTCCTGGGTGCACTAGAAGCGGCTTTAGATTACTCTAAGGCTTGCTCCATTACACCATCAGGTTTGCATTTCCTAAATGCTATCCACTGTAAACACACACATTTAGTGTGTACTATACAGCCTCACCAACTTGGGAAGGTCCTAAAAGCAGATTATCTTTTAATTAAGAATTATCTACTAATAGGAACCATCACAGGTTGGGATCAATCTCTCTTTTGACGTAAAGCCACACCAGAAGGTGTGCCATTATATCTAAAGGGATTATTGAACCATTGAGATCTTCTCCCTGACTGGGATAAGGTCATCATTGTGAGGTACATACGTATATACCGCTATATGGATGTCATAGGTCCCACGGACTTCAGTACTATTACGACGCCTCTCAATTGAGAGTGCCGTCTTAATATTGAAGAAGTGAACCTAGAAATGACTGATTTATGACCGATCTTGATAAAAGGCTTTACTTTTTCGGAAGTCAAATTTAACACAAAGCTTGACCATTCCTCTTACTTCTTTCCTGGAGCAATTTCGCTTCAGGGTTGATTAAAGGTTGGTCCTGGTGGTAAAGGGATACTTCGATTATTGATCGAAATGATTCAATTTCTCGAAACTCCGGGACTTGGATACAATTGTGAAATCTTTGTAAAAGAATTTCGTAAATGTATCAAAGAACTCTCTTATACATCTTATATTGGGGTAACACCCCTTTATTTGATTCATAAGTTTGTTGGTCACCCCTGACTGTTAAAGGTCAAGGAGAATCTCCCTAATAAATTACTGACGAAACTGGGCCGTGGACCTCGTGTCCTAGCTCAATTCGCAGATGGTTTATTTAAGAATCGATATATTGCAATCTTAGATTGATTATCTCAAGGTACCCTTGCACCCCTTCATCATGCTTTAATACAACTTCTGCTCACTAAGAGCTCAGGTTGTGATTATACACATGATCAAGGTGCTTCAATCGACACGATAATTTTAAAGTATCATGAAGGTCGTGATGCGTGATGTTTCGATTTATCCGCAGCCACCGATCGACTCCCAATCTCTTCTGAGATAAGGGTCCTTCGGGCTATGGGTATATCGGAAGATGGAGTAAATGCGTGGAAGAGTATCATGGTTGATACACCCTTCTATTCTGTCCAATCAAATACTTTTGTCAAGTATGAGGTTGGTCAGGGTATAGGGGCATACTCATCATGAGCTTCCATAGCAGTTTTACACCATTATATTGTTCGCCTTGCGGCTTACAAATCATCAGGCTACACTTCCTTTCGTGATTACATAATCTTAGGTGACGATGTTGTTATCTTTGACTCGGCTACCGCCAGAGAGTACAAGCGTATTGTTGAGTCTATAGGTGTGAAGATCTCAATCCCGAAATCCATTAGCCCGAAAAGGCGTGGAATTTCTGGTGTCGAGTTTGCTTCAAAACTTATTCTCAACGGTACAGACTTGTCACCTCTTCCTCTAGGATTACTCCTTCAAAATAATAGTGTCAGTGCCCTAAGGCTCTGAACTAATACTTTGGAGAAATCATATTCTATTGGAGGGTCAGCTTTATCTGAACAAGTATTAAGGTGCATTCCTTGTTGGCTAGACAAGGTGTCCTTGACGGACAGTGACTTTAGAGCCCCATCAGTTAAAGATAACTGATTAACTTTATTAGGATGCTTCATCGGCTATGCGAATTACCGTAAGGTAAAGGCTATAGTGATGAAGGATTCTAGGATGAGTTTAGATGATAAGCATGCACAATCTGTGTATTCACTTATTCCTGACACATCTTTGAATCTGTTCCTTTCATCGATCCCTGTGTCCCTCTGACAGAGGGTGGATCGCCTCTTACTGGAGGAGTCATGAATTGATTTCAAGTCTTCTCTTCGATACTTGAGAAAGTGTTATAGGAATCCAACCTATTTCCTTAACTCAGTATTGAAGCAGGAGAACTTTAACTCCAAACTGCGTGACTTTCTTCATAGTAATGATTCTCTTATATTTCTGAATGTTCTGAATTCTCCCTTTATTGGGACATATCATGAAATTGCAGGAATATTTCGAGAAACTTTGAAGAAGTCAGCAATCGGAGGGTCCTCTGTATATGCTACTGATGAGTTGGGAGCTTTAGTGTTCCCAAAATCAGATATGCTATACAAGATTTTCCAATCAAAGCACCTCTCTGATGATGTGATCTCCATTATGGAGAATAATGAGTACTTAGAGTTTATGACTAATATCATAAAAGGACCTAAGATACTTGTACAAGATTTCTCTAAAAGAGAATTCTTTACTATATCTAGGTCTCCTAGTACAGTTTCACACATAGTTGCAGAGTGAAGGGTTAAACCCCTCTCTCTGGCTAAGTGTCTAACTAAGTTAGGTCTTATTTCCTTTAAAGGAAGTAAGAAATCTAAGTTCATTATCCAAAGATCTAAGGAATCTCGAAAGAAATCTTCTTTCCGAAAGGGGAAGAAACTTACGAGAGGACTTGTCTAAGGTTCACATAGAGGTTCTCATAATAAAGAAATGAGAAGTTTGAGTCGCTTAGTGGGTTTACGGTATCAGTTTATCAACTTTTAGTATTACAAGGAATTGTAAATTAGAAGGAGGATAGAGCAATTCTACCCGTTGTCTAACCAACAACCTATCGCTAAATAGTATGATTAATCGTGAGATTAGTCCGACCACCCTAAAAAGTGCGGTTCC